CTGTTCTTGCGAATACTAAGGCGATTCCGTTGTTGTGTTCTTTCATACGGTTCATCCATTGTGCGGTGTATTTGCCGTATGGAGGATTGCACCAGACGATGCCTTGCCATGGTTGGGTTAGGCCGTTGTCTTCTTTTGTGAATCGTTTGTTGGCTGGTACATGGTCGTTGCCTAGTCCTGCGCTGCATACATCAATGTCGAAGGTGAGTCCGATGGCTTGGAAGATGTGTGGTGGTGTGTACCATTCGATCTGTTCTGAATGCCTGGGTTCGTGTGTGAATCCTTGGTTGGAGATAGGCATGGATGGTGGTCTGCTTGTTGGCGCTAACTACGTTAGCGCGCCAACACAAGCAAGCGACTCGGTTGAGCGTTGCTTGTGCTTTGCTTGTTGAGTGGGTTCATATGGGCTAAGGGTTTGGTAGGTGTTTACACGCAGCGTGTGCTTGCTTGTGATTGGCAACAAGCAACACGCAAGCATGGTTTTAGAACTCCTCTTGCGTGTACCCAATTAAGCCTGATTCGTTGATGCGTTGTTCGTGTTCTTTGATGAGTTGTGCTTGGACTCTCCAGCATTCTTTTTGGCTGACTCTGCCTGTCTCGGTCTCGACATGTGGCTTGATTGTGTCCCAGAACTTCTTGGTGCCGACATGGATGTCGATGTTGTGTTTGGTGATGATCTCTATGACCTTCTCGTTGCGTGGTCCGCCTTTGATGTCTTGCATGAACATCTCGTTGTCTTTGGTTACTTTGAGATTTATTGGTGTGATCCATGTGTGGCGTTTCTTGATTGGTGCTAGGCGAACATCATCGCCTGCTCGGGTCATTGCCCAGACTAGGTCTACGTCATCGTTCTTCGCGCTGGTGCCTCGTGCGCCTTTCTTGATGTCTTTGCCGGCATGGTCGATTCTTAGTAGTGATCGTCCTTCTTGTTTGAGGTTGAGTGCTGTCCATCGGTAGAAGTCTCTGACTGTGTCGGCGTCGTTCTCTGCTCCTTCGACTGCGCGTGAGAAGGTGTCGATGATTACGAGTTCGGCTTGGCATGTGCGGGCTAGGTCGCAGATCTGTTTGGCTCCTTCGGGTTTGTCAAGTGATCCGATTGGTGGGAGTGATGCGTAATGTAGGCGTGATAGGTCGGTGTCTTTGTTGTAGCCCATGGCTGTGAGTCGTTCGTAGAGTTGGGCTTGTTGCATTTCGTAGTCCATGTAGAGGATGTTCACTGGGTCGTGGTCGCGTCCGAACATGTTGCGACCTGTGGCGAGTCCTGCTGCGATGTAGAGAGCTAAGAGTGATTTGCCTGTTCCGCCTGGTGCGAAGATGACGACGAGTTGGTTGCGTGGGATGATCGGTTCGATGAGCCAGTCTTCTTCTGGGAATGTTTGTTGCCAGAAGTCTGTCCAGTTGATGAGGATGTTGTCGGTGATGCGTGGTTGTTCTACTGGTTGCAGTGACCGTGTGTCTTGCAGAAGTTTCTTTGCGAACAGTGATCGGTCGCCGTGGTGGTGCATGGATGCGGTGTAGCCGAATCGGGTGTATGCACCGGCTGGGAGGTTAGTGATGCTGGTTGTGAAGACTTTGAGGATGTCTTTGCCTTGCCATCCTGTGGTGGCTGAGGTGCCTTCGCGGATGTCTTTGCCTGGTCGTACCCAGTGTGATTCGCCTGTCTGGTCGGTGTGGGCGAGTGTCCATCCGTCTGCTCGTAGTAGGTCGTGCCAGGTTGTTGCAGCACAGTAACGCGACGCTGGTCCTTCTTCGTCTTGCAGTAGCGGTGACAGCGACGCAGATGTTGTGGGTGTGGTGGTGGGTTCGGGTTTGGCTGTGAGTAGTAGGACCATCCAGAGTGGCATGTCTGCTGGTTTGCGTTCTTCGATGCTGTGTCCGTTGAGCCATTGGTATGGTTTGCCGTTCGGGTGGATTGTTGGTGGTGCTAGGACTTGTCCGCCGATGCCACGGATGTCTATGCCTTGGCCGAGTTTGCCTGATGCTTCGTTGTGGATTGGTTGGTCGGTGAAGAAGTAGAGGTGTCGTCCGCCTGATCCTGTTACGGCTTCAAGTGTGTCTGGGAGTTTGCCGTGGAGTTGTTCTAGGTCGTAGAGGGTGTCGGAGCCACGGTATTCTTCACGGTCGTCCACGTCTACGACGACAATGTATTTGTCTGCGAATTTGCCTGTGGCGATGCCAAGTCCGCAGTCTTTGAATGCACCGGTGAACCATTGTCGGATTTGTGTCGGGTCGGTTGTGGCTGCGTTCTGCCAGCCTTCGATTGGCGGATATTTGCCGCCTTGTTTGATTGGGATTACTCGTAGACCTTTGTGCGCGTATGCGAGTGCAGTGTCTAACACATTCATGATTCTCCTTCGGATGGCTTAGTTTAATGTTTGGTGATGGTGGCGAGTATGTCGGCTGGTGTCTTGCGTCCACGCAACTGGTAGAGGAACTCTACGAATCCGATCTCGTCAACTTTCTCAACTTTGTTTTCCATGAATGTTTTGGCGTGTTGGTTGAGCGGCCAGATCACGAAGAATGGGATTGAGTCTTCGGCGACTTCGCCCCACCAGCCGTCCTGATTCGAGTGACCGTACTGCACGATGAACGCTGGGATGCTTGCCATGTTGCCGAGGTTGCATAGCGTCTTCGCACCGACATTGGTTAGATCAAGTGTGGCGTGCTCGTGCTTGTAGTCAATGACTGCTTTGGGTACACATTTGTCGTATTCGACCATGAGGAAGTCAACGTCCATTGCTGGCACGTTGTAACCCCAGGTGCGATGTCTGCCTGACAGCCATGCGTCCCGTTTGAAGTGTTGCTCATTAGATGTCATTGTTGCTCCTCTAATTTTAGTAAATGTTTGGCAATCCATTGCGCTACTGGTGACGCAACTCCGTTGCCACATTGTTTGTAGCGATGTGTGTCGGCTTGTTCAGTTCCGTCTGCTTTGTATCGGGTGTGGTCATCAGGCCATCCCATTAGTCGTTCGCATTCCAATGGTGTGAGTCGTCTGACTGCCATTGTTGGTTCGGCGTTGTGTATTTGAATGTGCGGTTCATTGTCGCCACGTTTAGATTCTGCTCGAAGTGTCGGTACTGTGCCTTCCCATACTCCACCGTTGAGCCGTACCATTGTGCCAGGTTGAAACACGGTTGGTTCTTCTTGCGAAACTGCATGAACATCGGTGCTGGTGAGTGTGAACATCGGGTCGCCTTCTTCGGTGTGTCCTTTGCCTGCTGGCCCGTTGTGATCCTGTCTGCCGATCATGCTGCCTTGAATACCGTAAGCAACCGCTTGCGCACCTGTCTGGTCGATTGTGTACGCTGGTGAATGTTCGTCGCCTACACCTAAACCGTTCTGATGTTTTTCTATGTCTCGCCCATCTTGGATCGGGTAGGCAACTGATGGTGGTGCTTGTGATGATTTGAGTGTTGGTGCAATGTTTTCGGTGACGTTTGCGTTGCTTCCGAACTGTGTGTCAAAGGCGAGCATCGGTGTGTTGCCACCACCAGTACCCATCTTCGCCGACAAGGTTTGTGTTACACCTTCATTAGCTATTCGTGCGCCATCACGATACGAGTTCTCAAACACAATGGCTGTGGTGGCTCGAACATCGCCCTGATCAAACGAGTTAAGTGTCGGGTTGACTGCGCCTTCTACCCATGTTTCGGAGTCGTCTGCTGTTTGTGCGCGACTAGATTTAGTAAATACGGCATGTGGACCTTGTGCCACGAGACTCGGTGATATCGGGTCATCTGAGATGTGTGTTTGATATAAGGCGTTTTTACCTTGATTAAAGGCTGAGCGATCAATCAAGATTGGTGCATCTTCAACAACCATGTTTATATATTCATCTCCACTCGGTCCGCTTGATCCTTTATTCCATTTTGAACTTATTGATTGTCTTAAGATTCCAAGCTCGTTTCCTCCTGCTGGCCATTGACCATCTGTTCCAACGCTTTCTGTAAGCGTGGTGGCAGCACTTTTCCTCGCCGGTTTGCCCTTCGCAAGATGCCCTGGCAAGCTTTCGGCGACAGGTAATAACGTTTCTGGACATCGTTCGGCGAGGACAGGATCGAAGATAGCGATGACGAACACGCGCCTTCGTCGTTGGGGTACTCCGAAGTATTGCGCATCCAACACTGCCCATTCAATGACCATCGCGCCTGCTTCAGCCATTTCGTTGATGATGATCCCGAAGTCAGCACCTCGGTTGGAGTTGAGTGCGCCGACGACGTTTTCCCAAATAGAGATTCTTGGATATTGTCCATTAGTTTCCTTTCGTAGTTCTTTGATGATGCGTATGCCTTCGTGAAATAGTCCTGATCGTTCGCCTTCTAGTCCGCTGCGTTTGCCTGCGACCGATAGGTCTTGGCATGGTGATCCCCAAGCAACGACATCAATGACTGGTGCTTTGCTGAGGATGTGTTCACCTGTGAGAGTTGATACGTCATCCCATTTCGGGACATGAGGCCAATGCTTGTTGAGGATTGTGTTGGCGTGTTTGTCCCATTCGCATTGGAAGACGGTTTGCATGCCTGCGTTTTCTAAACCCATGTCGAATCCGCCGACACCGCTGAACAGTGACAGCACTTTCATTGATTGCCAGTTTCTTTTAAGCATTCAAGATGGTTGGTGCAGGCTTCTCGGATGAGTTCGCCGATACTGATGTCTTGTTGTTTGGCTTGTCGTTGTAGTGCTTTGAGTAGTTTGCTGTCGCATCTAAATGACAGCATTGGATAGGTCTTCATTGTGCAAGCAGTTCACGGAACTTTGTCGCACATTCGGCGACTGTGTTTGCGTCAAACTCGGCAATCGGATCAGGTTGTGAGTCCATATCTTGATGGTAGACACCAAGCCAGAATCCGTTTGCTTCATCCACTGGTGCCGATGCTTGTCCATCGGTGATGATGTAGGTGTTGTTTTCTGTTGCGTATTCAAGGCAGTCACAACCGCCACCTGTTTCCATGTGTGTCCATTCCACGCCAGTTGCTTCGTTGATTGTTTGAATCATTTGATTGATTGATTTGTAGTAGTTAGTGATTGTTTCTGTACTCATTGTGTGTCTCCTTTGTTGGTTTGGTTGGTTATTAGTATCGGCAGGATTCGCAGATTGTGCCACCGTTTGCATATTTTGTGCTTAGGTAGTCAACTTCGTCTTGCTTCATGATGCTCCACTTTGTCATTGATGTGGTGATCGTCTTTGCTTGTGGACTAGCTTTGAGCCTTGACATTGCTTCCATGCCGAGGTGCTTGTCACATGCACACTCACCGTTGAGGTCGCTCCATATTCTCTGTGTTTCTGTCTTCATTTCTTTCCTCCTTGTTGTGTAGGGCTTATTCCCTATGTATGACAAGTTAGTGGCTTTGTCAGACAATTGCAAGTCATTTGGCAAGATTCTTTTATATGGCGTAAAATAGCCCTTTTATGGCCTTATTGCTCCTCATCTTGGTCAAATGGTGTCTGGTCGGCACCATATGTGTAGTAGCCCATGGTGGGATGGTTTCGTCGGCGTTTCGGCTTTGGCTTGCCAAGTGTCGCACCAGGGTATTGCACACCGTTGCGCAACAGTTCGTGGAATGTCAACGCTTCGAATGACCGATCCAGTCCGCCTTGGATGAGCGCGTCTGCGAGCATGTCGCAGCATTGTCGTTCCTTCTGCAATTCGTTTTGCATTTGGATGAGTAGTTGTTTTTCTTTGTTATTCATGTGCAGGCCTCCTATGACCTAATCGTCTTCAAGTAGCTGTCTTGCTATCCGTAGTTTCTCGGCAGCGGATGCTGATTCGAGAAGACCGATAGTAGTTGATGTGACCTGCTCGGGCGGGCATATGGTGAAGAATTTTTGTTCCGTTGTCACATAGTTTTGAATCGTCGCGACCAGCACATATGAGGTGCATACATTGTCGGCGTCAACTTCGGATTCAATAAAGTATTTGATGCGGTCGTCAATCGGATCCTGATGCTCACTCATCGTCGTCGTCTAGTTTCTCGCCACAGTACGGCTTGACCGGCAGGACCCGTTTGCGGACACAGGAGCAGAGTGTGGCTTTCATTTGTTTGCCACGGTCTGCGGGAATGGAAGTTCTTCGTACGCTTGATTTAAGAGTGCCAAGTAGCCGAGAGCGTCGAGCAGGCTGTCATGGTGCAGACGATTCTTCTCAAGGTTGGTTCGGAGTCGTGCCATCTTGACCGACACCATGAACAGCAGCGCATCGGACATGGAGAGTCGGATGCCTGTCAGCCCAGCGAAGATCTCAATGACTTTGGCATAGTCCTCAGTGACGTTGCCGTAACTGGCGTTGCGTGGACCTGTGATCGTCGCGTGTGCTTCGAGCAGAATGTTCTCGCCAGTCATTTGTTTTCTTTGACGATCTCGTATTTGGATTGGCTGAATGCAAGGACACGGCCGTTTGGTTCTATGCCGATCCATGTCGGATTATCTGGGTCGCAAAGACATCCTGCGATGCGTTCGGTGTTGAGTCGGACTTCGCCGTCACATAACTGGCAGACGATGTATGTGTCGAGTCCGATTGTGATCACAGTTCTACGCCTTGTTGGATGTGGACGCGGAGTCGGGAGACGAGTGCGTGTGCTTCGCGCAGATGAACTTTGCAGGCTTCTAGTTCTTGGTGAAGGCTGACGCAGTTGGTGCGGTCGTCGTCGCGTTGCTGGGTGACGAGTTCTAGTGCGACAGATAGTTCTGCGACTCGGGTTTGTAACTCAACTATCTCTTGGCTCATTGCGTATGTGTCGCCGGTCATTTCTTGCTTCTCCGTTCTAGTTCTTGTTTGAGTGATGTGATTACTTCAAAGAGTCGATCCTGTTCGCTGACTCCAACGTATTGTTTCTCCAAGAATCTGATTGCGTCTTGAATGTCTGTCTTAGTCATGTGACCTCCGTTAGTAGGTGAACGACCTTACTCTGCCGAAAGGGATAGTGCAAAGTAAGGTCGAACCCTGCT